AAACAAGGTAAATCAATGAGTGTTCTAACTATAGGGTCAGAAAGATAAACATTCATATAAGTTCTGTTTTTACCTATATGTGGTTCATAATCTTTTTCTTGACCTACACTAAAACCACGATTGATTTTTAGTCTTTGAATGACTCCTTCTCCGTAACTACGAGGGTCGTCTTTTTTGTACGAAGGGTTGCTCCCAATTGATGCAAACCTGCGTCTAACATTATCTATAAACGACATGGCTTTAAATAATTAATCTTGATGAGTATATAAAGTTTTTGTTAGATTCCCCTTAAAGAATGTTTATTTAGCTGTGGTTTTCTCATAGTTGTACTAAAAACTGGTCTTCTGGAGTTACTTTGATATGCTCTATCAGGTTTATTGATAGGTCTTGAAATAATTGATTGTCCAAAATTACCAGTCATAGGCAACATACTAAGAGTTGCATGTATCCCCATAGCCGAACTATCACAATAATCATCATGTTTACCACTAGGTGCTGCAATCTTTTCTGTTTTATTTGCTGCATCCATAGTATATTCTAATTCTATGTGCTCTTTTACCCACTTGTTAACTAATTTAGCAATGTTTGGTTCTAAATTGTCTGGATTAGGTATTTTTACTCTTCCTTGTTGTATGTAAGAAACGAAGTCTCTGTACATTTGCGTTTTAGTACCTTTAGGACCACCCGTAAAAACGAAAGGAACGAAATGAACATTAGCATCTAAACACGCCATCCGTAAGTCTTGTTCAACCGCACCACCAATACCAGTACAGTCAACAATGAGGCGACTAGCACCAAGCTGATTGGTAATATCCATAATACGTTTACGTTGGTATGGAATATCGTGTCCTCCAGTTCTAGCATTGATTTCTTCAATGTATACAAGCCGTGCAATATTTGCATCATCAGTTTTATCAAGGGACCATGCACTAATAACAGTAGAGTTAACAGATTTACCAATGTCAACCCCAACAGTAATATTGCTTCCTCTCTCGAATCCATGCTCATCCAATCTAGTAATTTTGTAATCATCATAACACCTTTTAATTTTTTCTGGACTAAAAACATTCGCTACCGACTCTACAAACTCACATTCATACTCTGTTCTCCAGTAAATAGAGTCTTCACCCCACTCTGTCATTTTATCTAACATTTCTTCTTCAGTATAAGGTGCTGAATAGGCTTCACCTTTGTTCACGGCATCTCTCCATGTGTAATGTAATCTAGTAAAGGTATCTGCATAGTTGTCGTCATACAAATATCTCCACATATGATTATCCTTTGACTTTGGTGTTCCAAGATTAATAAAGGGTGCTTTATTAGAAACTATAGAAGGTTCTACATTATCAATGAATAATTTATCGTCGATGAGTGGAGACTCATCAACTACTAAGAATGTAGGGTGTTGACCCCGTATAGCTTGTCCTTGGTTACTAGGCGCTAACGGAGCTCTTCTCATAACTGTGCCCCCCTTAAGTGTTATGTTGGGCTTATTATGAAATCTATAATTTGCTACTAATCCATTTAAAAAAGTGTTGTCAGCAAAGTGTCTATAAACATAATTAAAAATTAAAGCAGCTTGGTCTTCTGTAGGAGCCAGTATAAATACTAAATCTCTAAACCTATTAAAAAACATATATATAGTTACCGCTACTGATAAAGCGAAAGATTTTCCGCTTCCTCGTGGTGCTAATATAGCTAACTTTTTTTGTTTATCATCTTTACGATTTGTTAAACATTCTAATACAATGTCCTCTTGCATAGGTCTCATGCGTAGAGGTCTCTGTTTATTATCAATTAAGTACGCTGTACAGAACGCACGTACTAATTTACGCATCTTTTCTTTGTCGTCTCTACATTTAGCGAAAATTTTTTCTAATTGTCGTGAATCTACTCCACCTTTACCTGTCAACAGGCTTTTTAGGTGTTTCTCGTTTTTCATCATCTACTAGTTCCTCTAAGAATGAACCAAAACCTTCTGCACTCTTTTCCATTTCAGTAGGTACTTCAATATTCAATGCTCTAAATTCTGTATGGATATCTCTTACTATTTGGTTTCGTTGTCGCAATAACTCTGTTCTAGCGTTAACATCCCGAATACATATAAGAATTTCTTCCCACAACACGTCTTCCAGCGCAAGATTACGTGCCAAAAGGCGAACAAGCTCTTTATGACGTACATATTCAGCTTCTCCTACCCTTTGACGTAATCGAGTCTCGTATTCCTCTACGTTCAAAGTCCTTTCCCTTCATCAAGGGCGGATTTGACTTTGGACTTAACAAGACTAGCTAGCTCGTCATCTTTCTCATCCCAAGCTGTAACTAGTACATTTCGGACTAAGGAATCTTTAACGTGCTTTTGTGCTGTTTCATCTAGCTTTTCAAAAGCTTTCATCTGGGCTTTAGATAGATTCTTATCTAGTAAATCCATTAGTTCAGCTTCGTTATTCTTTAAGTATTTAAAAACTAACTCTTTTACTGCAGGTACGGTGTAAGCTACGTAAGCTCCTAAACCTAATACCAGTGCAGCTAATGCTGCTAATAATGGGTCGTCCATCAAAGCGTCTAACATTCCAGATTCTTCTACAGTATCTAAGATGGCAGTTAAGTTACCCTCTTCTGCTGTCTCATTACCTGCTGTTTCATTATTTGTATTGTTCATATGTTGATATCTCCATATTGGGGCTCCCACGATGGCACTTGCGATAAGTAACCTATGGAGCAATGGCCCTGTGGCGGGTGCCCATACATATTTAGAATGTGTGTGTATATAAAGCTTACCATTTAACTTTGTTAGCCCAATAAGCTGCAGACATCTTACCCTTCTTGATATTTTTAGCGTGGCGCGCTTTAAAACTCTTTCTTCGGGCTTTGGACTTTGGGTCCATCTTCTTGCCTGCTGTGGTAACTCCTTGTTGGCCAAACCTAATTAGTTTAGTCTTCGTTCCTTCTTTAGCTACCACTACGTGTGACTTCTTGGGATGATTAGGTGTTCTTTTTGGTTTGTTGTAACCTGCTACACCTGCTCTAACAAGCTTTGGGTCTTTTTTCTTTTTCGGTGCCATTATTTACCTGCCTTCTTCATAGCAGTTTTATGAGATTGAGCAAAGGTCTGCCCCCTTTTCATAGCAACTGCCATTGCTCTAATATGTTTTGCTGTGTGGTGCTTACTATGTCTTTTCATAGCAGTTATCTGACGTTTATTCAGACCTGCCATACTTACACCTTTAACCTTCTCAGTAGCCATATCTCTTTTTACCTTTTTTCTTTTTACCTTTTTTCATCGGCATTATTTCGCCCTCCTTACTGCTTTTTTAATTTTCTTCGAATACTTTGCTCTACTACCCACTCCACCAGCTTTACGTTTCTTGCGGTTCGTTGCTGCTTTCTGTCCTTTGGTTAGTCGAGACCTAACATTCTTTGGTAAGTATCTACCTCGTTTTGACTTTGGTTTTTTCTCATCACTTTTTGTGACATAGCCCCATTTTTGTTTACCCCATTTTTTCAGGGACTTCTGGGACTTTTTCAAAGCCATTAGCGGTATCCTCCACCGGCGGCTTTATATTGTTTTGCTAACATCTGAGCTTTTCTAGCTGACCATTGGCCCGGAGCTCCACCTTTACTTCCTGCTTTGATTTTATTAAACAACCTCTTTCTCATTGTAGGTTTGGTATAGTTACCAGCCTCATTAACTCTAGACTTTGTCTTACGTTTTGTAGTTGTCTTTCGTTTTGCAGGTGCTTTGCGTTTAGTTGTTTTTCTAGGTGCCATGTCTATTCTCCGTATTTTATAGATTCAGATGCTCCATTAGCTCTAACTTTCTTAATCCACTCAACGTTAGGAATTTGGACTGCATCATTATTATCTGGTGCAATCTCTCCGTTTCCTTCTAGTTTAAGTAGTTTGAAAGATTTGCCAACGTACTCTTGTTGACCCATTTTGTCTGAGTCTTTCTTTATTATTTTATCCATAGTTTATCTCCTTACTTCTTTGATTCCATCTTATGTTCTTGTTCTTGCTGTTTAGCCTCTATCATCTGAGATTGTTTCTGTGCGTGGTCATTATAATCGATAACAGCTTGTGCTTTTACCTTGTAGAATGCAGTTTTCTCAGCTTGTTCTTGTTTCCAAACATCTAAAGCATCTTTAATGATTAGTAGGGCTGGCCCACCTAATATAGCTATCAAAGTTGTATATCCTTCTATTTGCTCAAGAACAGAGTCGTCTTGCAGTCCACTGTGTATAACAAACCCAGCGAAACCAACCCAAAGTAGAACTAAAGGCACAGCTATCATAAACATGAAAATGTCATTGAATGTAACTCCTTCACTTGCGGTGTCTTTACTCATTATTAATTTCTCCTTCTGTTTTGTTGGTTCTAGTTTGGTACTTGGTTCCTTTGGAATCATACGGCGCACAAATCCCACAAGTACCGCGAAAGCAATTACAACAGCCAGCGAGGCCATTACTACTGCTAACATTTCTAGTATTTCTATCCACTCAATCACTCTTCCTCACCTACAAAATCTTCGTATGTACTTTCCTTCAACATTCCTTTGACATCATCCAATTCTGAGATTATTTTGGCTAACATATTTGTTAAAACTAGCATTTGCTGTGCTTTCATAAAATCCTCCAACTAATATGTGAGCGCGCCATGTATAATTTTACATGACGCTAGTATTTAAAGATTACCCTAGTCGAAGTCAGGGAATTGAGATTGTGACTCTACATCTATATTTATTTTAGTTTTAGAATCTATATCTGCATAATTTTCTTTCTTACGCTTTTTGAAAGTAGGTTTCCAAGCTGGTATCTCTGCATCACAGGGGCCGCCCTGCGATTTGTGGAATGAGCACCACTTACACAGGTTTTGCGGCTTCTGTTCATATCTATCTTCGTATTCCTCTCGTTCCTTTATACAGTCATGTACCATCTTGATGAGGTCCCTAGCCTCGTCAAGTTCGGACTGACCAACCTTTACAAAAAAGGTATCGTCAAATCGTAGATAGTTTACACCTACGAAGTTAGGCATCTCTCCCATCTCTAGTGTGTATAGGAAAGCGTAAATGATAAGTTGTCTGTAGTATTCTTCT